TCAAGTATGCGTGTGCCGTCGTAATAGTGATAGACACGACCATCTGCAAACTTGGCAACCACATACAATTTTTCGTTAAAAAACTCATGGTCTAAAACCTCAACTAAGTTTTCCCCGGTTGGGTGAACAAGCTGCTGGTACACGAGGTTGTTTGGCGCAGTGGTGGGGAACGTGATTGTGTTCGCGGCAGCCGTGCCAAACGTGTAAATAGAACCTCCACCCGACACTAGGCCAATCGTGCCGGTCGGAAAGTCACACACCTCTATAAAGGCCGGGCGCTTCTCTATCTCGCCGCCACGGGTGATATGAGCGTTTGTAAGTTCAATAAGGCTGCCGGGTGGCGCATGTACATCCATGCGCCGCTTATCCAAACCACCTCTAAAATCTTCGATTATTATATAGGGCATTTAACACCTATGTTGACGAGGTGATTACAGCGACGCGGGGCGGCCCCTTTGGTTCATATTCATCGCTTGTCTCAGAGCCCATGACAAAAGTATCGGACTTAGCAAGACGCGCTTTAAGACGCATATAATGTGCATTGGCTTCTTGCAGCTTCGCGCCAGCGTCAGCCTGTCTCTGCCTTTGCAAGAAGTTAGCTGCCGCATACAAAATTATCAGCTGGTCATCTAGGTCAGCTGTGTCACTGTTTTCAGATAGGCGAGTGAGATTGCGAATACCATGAAGTCGCAAAAGACCGCTGCCGGTGGTGGCATCGACGTTTTGGTTCGGTATAGGCCAAACTTCGATTTGATTGTTTTCATAATTGTCATACCGATAGATCGGCCAGCTGCGAATATCGCGGTCACTGTCGTACTGATTGTATTGATCGCGCCCGATGCCATAACTCATTGGTTCCCAAATATCACCATACTTAAATTCAACGCTTTCAATGCGCTCGAACACCATGTCCGACGGCAAGTCATAATAGCGCTGGCCGTCAGCAAGGTTGATGTCTCGACGCACTTGCAAAAACGGCCAGCTATAATCGCTCCAAAGGCGGCTCTGCACTCGCTGGATGGTATTAATCAATACATCGCGCATTGACTGACCAAGGTTTGAATTAAGACTGTGGCCTACTTCCGACCGCAGATCATTTACAAGTATTTCCAGCGTAGTGCCGCGCGCCATTTATTCATCCTCACCTTTGGGGGTTTTGGGCGCGTCGCCTTTGCTTGCGTTAGCAGACATAAGGCTGTTGTCTACGCGCGCCTCTTTCAAGGTAGTTGGCAGATCGCCATACTGCCCGAATGTCTCCATAATCTTATCGTCGCCATATCTAGCGCCGAGCCGGTCGCGCTCATCTTCGTGACTGCGCTTATCTTTCTCCGTCACCACAATTTCTGTGACGGCATCGTTGCCGTGCAAACGCTGTAGCAAAACAATTTCAGCTGGCGTAGTGCTGTGCTTCGGCACAACATGACGCGGATCACCGCCAATACTTACAAGACAGGTGCAAATTTCCATTTTCGTTCCCTTTCAAAAAAATGGGGAGAGAGGCTGCCCCCTCTCCCCGATTGTTTACGCAATTTCGTAAACGCCGTGGCAGTTCAACTGCGATGCAGTCAGAGCAGCCGTGGTTGTCAGTGCGCGGTACATGACGTACTGAGCAGCTGGACGGGCGGGAGAATGACGCTTCATTTTCTCGCCAGCCATGTAGTACATGCACATCTTCGAGGTATCGATGATGTAGCAACGCTTAGAGAAGTCCTTACCACTTACAGCGGTAGTTCCTTCGTCATCGAGTTGCGGGTCATACTGGAAGGTAAGACCATTGTAGCTGATGTCAGCAATGCCAAAATCAGTGTTCGCGCCACGGGCAAAGCCAGTGTTGGTGTAGTTACCACGATCACGGATTTCTTTTGCCAGACGATCCAAGAACGCTGAACCGGCAACAGCCAAGTTCGGGCGTCCACCGAAACGACGCAGCTGACGCATTTCGCTGTGAAGCAGCGATGTCAGTTCGTCGCCAGTAGCCGTCGTTGAGATAGCTACGTTTGCCCGGTTGCGCCACCATGTATTCGTGACAGTGGACAGACCACCGACAGTCGAACCAGAAGCGCTAGGATCATCGAGGATGACTGAGCGAATACCAGCAAAGGCGCTAGCGTCCGTTGTGCCATCATCGAACAACAGCGTGTTCATGCCCCGGCTGTAGCCTTCGAGCATGTCATCAATTTTATCTTCCAACAGGTTGGCGAGAACGATGTTGTCACGCCCAGAGTTGTTAGATGTTGATGCGCTGTTAAGCGTGTCGCCAACAGTGATGCCTTCTTTTTTCAGTTCAGTCAGAGTGACTGAAATACCAGCATGGTGTTCTTTCCATGCGTAGGCAGCACGTTTGATGTTAGCGGGATTTGCATACGACACAGTGTCGTTATGCGAGTAACCTGACACAGTAGTTGTGTAGTTACCTTTAACGGCAATGCTCAGATCAGACTTACCACCCGGAAATTGCTTCGCTGCTTTGTCTAAAGCGGCAAGCGTGGGTTTGTCTTGGAGGGACTGAGCATAAACATTGCCTTTATCGACATAATAGTCGAGGACAGCATTTGCGATGTTGTCCAGTTCTGCTTGTGAAAATGCCATTTCACTTACTCCAGATTAGCCGGGTCAGCTGCTTTGCAGTGTTTGTTCAATTACCTCTAAAACACTAGCTGGATCAGCAGCCGGATTACCGGCGGGGTTTCCACCGGATGCCGTTCTCACCGCTTTTTTCTGAGGTCGCCTTGCAGCGTGTCGGGCGTTTACCGCTTCGTAAGCTGCTTCAACAAGCTGAATAGCTTGCCCGGCGTCTTGCGGTTGCCCAAATTCAGAAACGAGCGCTTTGACACGATCATCCATTTCATCTTGCTTGAGGCTATAGTCCGGGTCTGTGCGCTTCCGTTCATCTTCCCAATCAGTCACTACCGCTGCTAAATCATCGAGCCGAGCCTGTTGATCCCGTTGTGTCAGTTGCTCTTGCATAAGAGCCTGTTGACCTTGCGCTAACTCCGCAGCCTTTCGGCTTCTGGTTAGTTCTTGTGCCGCCGCTTCATCCAAATGGCCTTGCTCATATTTCTCTCGAATATCATCCGGGAACCTATTACCCGCATAAAGGTCAAGATCATCAATCCAAGGCTGTAGGGCTTCTCGCGCCGCCACGGGATCATTCTTAATTAGCGCCATAATCTTGAAACCTTCCGCGGCTTCTTCTGCGCTAACATTGTTGGTAGACAAAAAATCGGTGATTTGCCGATAGTTGTCTGCCATTGGCTTTAACTCGTTTTTTTCAGCAATAAGTTCCTTAAACCTTGGGTGCTGATTGAACGGAACGTCCTCATAATCATCTGCGTCATCGGCAGATTGGATTTCCCCTTCACTATCAGCATCGTCAGTCGCACCTTCTTCGGGTACATCCTCATCGCTTTCGGGTGACGAGCCCGGTTCTTCGGCTTCCTCTCCGGCAACGGCGCTCTGCACCACAGCAAGAAGTTCGTCCTCAGTTTCGTCAGCAGCGGTAGGCGATGCCGCTTCTTCGCCTGTTTCGGAGACGGGTGACGATTCCGGCTCCAAGTCGTTTTCATCGACCATGATTATCGTCCTTTGTGAACACGTTTTACGGCGTTGATTTGATTATATGTTGAATATCGACAGCTATCAACAATCAGGGCGCACGATAATGGTTTCGTGTGCCGTCCTTTAGCTTCCAAGGTTTTCTGCGTTTTTTGAGCCGCTTTCGCTCTTTTCTTTTTATTGTCGGCTCATGTACTTCAAAAGGATGCCAAGACACTTTCGCAATTTCCATGTTTGTGGGTGGCGCTGGCTTTCATAAAAATCAGCCCATCGACCAGCCCATGTGTGGTTATTACGCTTATGGCGGTTAAAGGTCGTTCCGTCTCCCTCGCTTGTAACTTGGAAAAGGAACGCCATAATCCGACCCACCTAACTGTCCATTTGAGAGTTAGGCGGCGCTAACCCTCGCTGGATTGGAGCGTTGTTCATCCCCTGCCCTCCCTGCTGGGTTGGATCGTTAAGATCACCAGTGCCGGGCTGCATGGCTTGGTTCTGACTAATGACGCTAGGCATGTTGATACGGATTGCTTCATCTACATCGAGTTTGTCATCGAGACGTTTAATTAGTTCTTTCGCCAGCCATTGCGGGTCAATGTTCGGGATTTGCAATAGGAACGGCATAATGCGCTCAATGTTGCGCAGTTCGGCAGCCCGGTTCGGCTTGCCTGTTGAGCCAGCCTCGATCTCCAAGAACACTTCTTCCATGATCTGCTCACGGCTAAGTTCCGGCCACACGGCTCCGGGGCCGCATATTCGACGCACTTGCTCTTGCCCCATCTCAAGCAGCAACACCTGACCAGCTGTTCTTGTCACATTAGACATGAAGCTATCTAGTTCATCGATCTGCGCGCCGAGACTGCTCATACGCGCGCTTTCGGCAATACTTGTCTCTGTAGCGGTTGCTTTGCTTACGCCGCCATAGTTGGCCTCTTGCGCGCCACCGACCAGCTGCACATCATCGAAAATCGTGCGCACTTCATACAGGTTCGGGTCAATACCGATTTGTTGCACCGGCTGAATTACGTCATTAACTTTCTGACCACTAGCAAGCGCCTGTAGTTCGATAAGCGCATTTGCCGGGTGATCTTTTAACTTCTGCTTATCCTCTGATTCCAGCATACCGGCCGGTGCTGCGTATTTAGGACGATTAGCCCTGCGGTGTTCGCGCAAGCCCTGACGCGCGCGGTTGTATTCGTGCTGCATTGGAGACAGCAAATCTACATCTGATCGCGGGTAAATCTTATCCCGGTGTTCGTTCTCATTAAATACAAGGCAATGGAACGGCCAGAAGCCCTCGACATGCACATCCGGCGCCGCCGGTTCTTTCAAGAAGTCTTTGTGACCATCGCACACTACATAAACAAGACCAGAAGGTTTGTCGTAAACCTCATGGATTAGAGCCAAGCCTTCTTCTTTTTTATCGTTGCCATTCGTTCCAGCTAGACGGCTGGAGTACTCGTCATTCTTCTGGCCGGTCAAATCATACTTTGTGTATTTCTTGGTTATGTCGCAGCCATATATCTCTTTAATTTCTTCCGGCGACAAAAACATTTCATGCGCAACCCAGCGCGCGCCGACGAACCCGGATAGCTGGCGACACTGT